GTTAAGTAGAATGACGACAGGTTGTGAGGACAATGGCCACCGCCGCGCTGAGGACCTCCGCCGTCAACCACGGCGGGAGCATCAGCATTCTCAAGGCGTCCGATGACCTCGTCATCGCTGGCTACGCGTCCGTCGAAATGGTGGACAAGCAGGGCGACCTCATCACGCGCAGTGCCCTCCGTGACGCTTTTGACGGCTTCATGAAGGCGGACGGATTCCGCAACGTGCAACTCGCTCACTCCAACATTCAGGTTGGACAGGTCATCCCTTCCTACGTGGACTCGGATGGCCGTGTCTGGAAGTCCGGTGTCGACGACGCCGGCATGTTCGTCGTCATTAAGTTGCGCGACGACATTGAGAAGGCGCGCGAAGTCGCGTCTGAGATTCGCAAGGGGGCTCTTCGTGGCTTCAGCATCGGGGGACAGGCGTTCAAGCGCATGCGCAAGAGCGACGCCAGTCACGGTGACTACACCGAAATCTCGAAGTTGGAACTGCACGAAGTGACCATTTGCGAAAAAGGCATCAATCCTGAGGCCACATTCCGAATACTGAAGGAGGACACCACAATGAACGAAGACAACGTACTGAACGACCTTTCCGGCGTGCTTGACCGGCTGAACGGGCGACTTGACGCCATGGAAAAGGGCGAAAATCCCTTTGCCGACATGAAGGACAAGAAAGACGACAAGCCCGAGTCCGATAAGGACGAAGGCAAGGAAATGGCTGAAGAAGACAAGAAGGAAGGCATGTATGCCAAGTCCAACGACTACTCCGACGTCATCACCAGCGAGTACCTCTCGTGGATGGAAAACACCCTGAAGTCTCAGGGCGTCGACACCATGGCGGCTCGCGCTCACTTCGACGGCATCTCCAAGGCCAACCTCGGCTCCACGCCAGAGGCCATCGGAGACGGTGCCGACTACTTCGCTGGTCAGGTCAAGGGACGCGCCCAAGAAGGCGGCTCCCCTTCCACCAACGCCATTGGCAAGTTGAACTCCGGCGGCAGCGGCGAAGTCTCCAAGGGCTACCTCGCTCCGGCTGACGTCAGCGCTTCTGACCTCGAAGCCGCCTACGCGGTCTACAAGGCTGCGGCCATCGAAGAGCAGTTCAAGGGCAACCTTGGCACTGTCTTCGCTGACCGCCTCGCCAAGGAAATGAACGCCGAAGCCGAGGCTCGCGCCGCGGCCTCCTTCGACGCTCGCACCCCACTCGCAAACATCGAGAAGGCGCTGACCGACCTCAGCGCTCGCATCGACAACATCGGCTCCACCGCTGCGGAAGCACCAACCTTCCGCAAGTCGGTCACTGCTGTCGAGGTCCCGTCCACTGAGGACCTCGCCAACATGGACTGGGACGAGGTTCACCGCCTCGCCGGGAGCGTTTTCGAGGCTTGAGCCTCGGACAAAGAGAACATCATGGAGGAATGAATCATGGCACGAAACTACATGCGAACAGTCAACGACATGGAGCGGTACTACTACGGGGCAGGGTCCTCGATGGGCTACTCCTACTCCGGCAGTGAGTTGCTGAAGGCGGACGCTCCGCTCCTCAGCACCACGGCTGGTACCTACCAAGCCATCTACGGCCGCAAGGTCTGGAGCCAGTTGAACCAAGAGTTCAACGCCTTCTCCATCCTTCCCAAGAAGCCTTGGGACCGCAGTGGATGGCGCGTCGTCACCGCCAAGCCTTCCAAGGTTGTTGGCGGCGGCATCGCCGAGAACGGCACCCTGCCGGACACCACCAAGCCCACGTTCCAGAACGTGGCTGCAAAGCCCAAGACCGTGGCCCACTCCTTCGACATGTCGGAGACGGCCATCTTCCTCAACGACAAGGACGACGGTCTGGGCGACATCCGCTCGGTCCTCAAGGAGGAAATGGGCAAGCACCACGCAGAGCACATCAACGACATGCTCACCGAGGACGTCACCACGGTTGCGGGCAACGACATTGAGTCGCTCGACCGCATCACCACGGGCAACAACTCGATGGCTTCCACCGTCCACTACGACGCGGGCGACGAGGACATCTACTCCATCGACCGCAGCGCCAACACGTGGTCTTTTGCCGAGGACTCGGCCAACGCATCGTCCACCAACCGGACGCTCAGCCTTGACCACCTCGACGAGACCTTCCGCCTCATCTGGGAGCGCGGTGGCAACCCCAAGGTCATGCTGACCGGGTACGACACCCTCATGCGCATCCAGCAACTCCTGCAAGCGCAGCAGCGCTTCATGGAAGAGAAGCGCGTGGTCCCCACCTACAACGGCGTCAAGGGTGTCCCCGGTATCGAAGCCGGGTTCATCGTGGCGACCTACAACGGTGTCCCCATCATCCCCACCAAGGAGATGTCCAGCGACGGCATCAGCCGCATCTACATGCTGGACACGGACTACCTTTACTTCAGCACCGCCAAGCCGACTCAGTACTTCGAGTCCGGCATTGAGACGGGCGACCCCTTCGCCATCAACCGGCTCGGTCAGGAAGGCCTGTACCGCACCATGGGCGAAGTCTGGACCACCTTCTTCGGTGGACAGGGGAGCATCCGCGACCTCAAGTGAGGGCGTGCTGAGAGAATACATGGAGGAATGAATCATGGCAGCAAACGAAACTGTGGCAAGCGAAGGTCTGGAACTCCGGTTTAACCCCGGCGATTTCTCAAACGTCAGTGTGGTGGCCGACCTCGGCCTCCACGCGGGAACCCCCATCAGCGAAACGGGCTGGCTCGACGGCAACTCCGGCGGCTCCTACCCCGGAAGCCTGACGGGCTTTACCGCCAGCAACTCGGACGGGAGTGCAGTGGGCTCAATCCGCCTCATCACCATCAAGTTCGACACTGACGTTGCTACTCCGGTCGACATGGTGTTCCTGAGCGGCGTGTCGAAGGTCCTCGGTATCGTCGGGTCGAACAACCCGACCGCCGACAAGACCCTGAGCATTGCGACATTCACCGCTGGACTCGTCGTCGATACCCCATCCTCGGAGTCTGTGGCGTCCACGGGCGGCTCTGCCCTTGGCTTCACGGCTGAGACGGAGACGGCCGCTGCGGCCGGATGCACTGTGACCCTGCTGGTGCTGAACTGAGGTGAGCCTTCGTGCCCACCGTGACCTACATCGGCAGCCGGGTCTACCGGAAGAAGCCTGACGGCACCGGAGAACTCTGGCCGCGCGGCGAACCAGTGAGCGTTTCGCAGGCGTATCTGGACAAGCACCGTGTCGCCATCTGCACCAACCCGACCGCCTTCCTCGTCGAAGGCGACGAGGGTGTGACGGTGGACGAAGACTCTGACGGCCTTCCTGACGCTGGCTGGACCAAGAAGGACATTACCGCATGGCTCGTTGAGCGCGGTCAGACCGTTGGCGGCTACGCCACCAAGAGCAAACTGCTCAGCACGGTCGAAGAAGTCCTGAACCCCACCCCTGCCCCGGCTCCTGAGCCTGAGGCGGCACCTACTCCTGAAGTCGAAGAGGCTTCGGAAGAACTTACCACGGAGAGTGAATGAACATGGCAGTAACGATTGACCCACGACCATCCTACTTTGGCGACCGCATGATTGTGACCGGCTCCTATACTGCCGGTGAAACGAGCATTGACCTCAGCGACATGCTTGCCAGCATTGATTTTGCAGGCATCAACCCTGCTGAAGCACAGACTGCCGTGGCAACTTCCGACGGCACGTCAGTGGATTCTCTCGTTCTGGTTGACGCTTGCACTGTTTCCGGCACGACCATTACCGTTCACACCCCCGTGGATTCACTGGACGCTGATGGCGCAGGCGCAGGCCCTCCTGTGGCGGGCGAAACCAAGGCCGGCACGTTCCTTGCTATCGGTCGCCGCAACTGAGGTGATTCCTCTTGGCAGAAGGCGCTAAGGTGATTGGACCATATGCGGTCCAAGACTTCAGCAACCTGACGACGCTCAACAGCGCAATCGCTACCGACGTGGCTGCGGCCATCGGAGGAAACGCGATTGTTGGTGCCGAACCCATCAATGTGCTCGGAAACATTTTCATCATCGTGTCCTTCACATGAGGTGAGGGACATGGAAGACTTCGGCAGCCTTGGGCTCGACGACATTGAGCGAATGCAAAAGCGAGGCATCCGCCTCAACGAAGGCTACGGCGCTTCGGTCCGAACCAACGAGGACAAGCCCCTTGAGGGCGTTACCTTGAAGCAACGCAACCGCAACCGTTCAGCGGGGGACGTCCTCAACATCGGCTCTGGCACCCGCTGCAAACACTGCGGCATGCTGTATTTTTGTTGGGTCGACACCTGTCGCACGTGCGGGAAAGCCATGGACTTCAATCTGGGAGTGAAGCAACACTGAGGTGAGAACATGCCTGTCGTCTTCAGCCCCGGTGAGCCAGAAACTCGTCCTCTGGACCCAACAGCCGTCGTCTACACGACGGGTAACAAGGTGGGCGAACTGCTCGGCATCGCGGCAGGGGAGCCTGTGGATGGCGCTGCGGACGCAGCATCAACCGGTTTCTACATCACGGGCACGGATTTCCGTGAGCACGGCTTTGAAAGCGGCGATACCATCCTCGTTTTCAGCGACCTCGACCCACTGGGCACCGAGTTCACCATCACTGCACCTGCCGTCGAGGACGTCAGCGGAACGAAATACGTCAAGTTGCCCACCACCGTCGGGACGCCTGCGAACTACACGGCCGCGGCAAACACTGAGATTCAGAACCTGACCATCTTCACCAACGGCAAGAGCCGCGGCGTCAAGAAGAGCATTGTCGAAGACCACATCCGCCGCATCCAAGACCGCATCGACAACTACACGCACAACGCGTGGAGGCCCTATCTTGTCGCGGCAGAGTACATCAACTTCGACACGTACAAGCCCTATCGCCGTCGTTATTACACGGACTACGTGGGCACCGCCCCGCTTTTGTTCAGGAATGTTCAACAGGTGCTTCGGATTGAACTCTGGCAGGGGGACGACTACCGTGAAATCGGTGCAGCCGAAGCCCGCATCAAGATTTCAGACGTGGCGTCGCTCTCTGGCAAGAGCATTTACTTGGCTACAGGTAACGGTAGTGTTGGGACTCTTACTGCCGGCAGCAGCAGTTCTCAATGGCGTGGAGAAATTGACGCAACCTCTTCAGCACAGAACCTTGCGGACCTCATCAACAAGGAAGACCGCGTCAGCAAGGCTACCGTCGAGTTTTCACCTGCGTTCACTCTCGAAGGTTCGACCTCGAACGTGGCTGTTCATAACGAGTTCCTTGCTTCTGCTAACGCTGACTACGGCACAGGTGTGGTGAAGGTTACCAGCATGCGTGCCGTTAAGGCGGGCGAAGAGTGCAGCATCGTCACCAATTCGACCGACATTACCATCGACCAGACGACGCTGGCCACGGCCACTGTGTCGGGAGAAGCAGGTGGAACCATCACCGTCAACTCAACGACGAACTTCGTGAAGGCCGGTGTGGCTACTGACGGGACGAATGTGTTTCGCTACACAGGAAAGACCGATACAACACTAACAGGTTGCGTGGCCGTGACGGGTGCTTTGCCCAGCAGTGGGACCATCACCCAACATTCCTTCGTCACAGACCTGCAAGGTGGTAGCGCCAGTGGCGACAACGCTCGCCTTCGTGACTGGTGGCTGGACCATGAGATGGGTATCATCTACTTCAACAACTCATACCCGTTCTTCGAGTGGAATGCGGTCAAGGTCGCCTACATCTACGGAGAGCGTTACTTGGAGAAGGCGATTGAGGAGGCAGCCACGAAACTTGTGGCGAGCGAACTGCTGATGTCGGACGACCGAAGCGTGCTGATTCCTGAGGGAAGTCAGAACATTGACCTCGGCTCCAAGGCACAGTTGTTCCGTAGGGAGGCCATGGAAATCCTCGCTCGCTACAAGGAAGTGGTGGTCTTCGCATGACGGCGGACTGGAAAGAGCCACTGGACACGGTCATTGACCTGCTCAAGGCGGACTACGACTCCAGCGCCAAGACGGGTTGGAACCGCGCCAATACGGACAACGTAAAGCCCATCGTCATCGACGTGGCCAGCGAAGGACCTGAGCGTGGCAAGCGACTGGACTTGCAGCGCCACGACTACATCGTGTGCTACGAGACGGCCCTCAACGAGGAGGTGCCTGACCTCCTGTACAACTTCGTGACGACGCGCGTCAACATCACGGTGGACATGCGCACGGCTCGCGGGCGTTCCAGATTGCGGAAGATGGAGAACGAGATGCGCCGCATCATCCACGTGTCGCGTAAGGGAGACGGGGTCAACTTCGACAGAATGATTCTGAAGACGCGCACGGACTTGTCTGACCGCACGAAGAAGTTGTTCCGGCACACCTTCCAAGTCGAAGTCGTCATCCTTGCGGAGTTGATTCCATGAGCGGATTTGGAGCCCACTTCAAGGGTGACGTCTCCGAGGTCACAATGGGTCACGAGACAGGCCTCTACATCGAAGATGGCCACCCCCGCTCTTGGACGGCAACGGACAACACCGACTACACCACCATCACGTTCACGGGCACGACGACGGTCAGTGCGACCAGCATCTTCGAGCAGCAGAAGCCTGTGCTCAAAGTGCCCCTTGGCATGCTCATCGGCCAGAAGTTGACCTTTCACAACAGTGGCGCTGGGAGTGGAGCATACACCTCACACTACGCCAGCGCGTTCCAGAGTCGCGTGTTCAGCATCGTGGACCACACGTTTGAGTCGGACGCTA